CGGTCTTCTGCTGTTCCTGAAGTGCCTTCAGTTGTTTCTTGTACTCAGCTGCATCGTGGTTGGCTTTTGTGACGGCATCCTTGTATTTTTCAAGATCTGCCAATTCTGCGGTATGATCTTCGTATTCGAAGTTTTCGAGTGCTGAGAGTTTTTCTTCCGCAGTCATCGTCTCATAGCCATCAATAGTGCCTACGTCAATCTTTGCCATATTCGGTTCTCCTGCGTTTTATCGACTTCCCTGTCGTTCTTTTGGAAATTTGCGTTTGATTTGAGTGACGGCCCTGTCACTATGTGCGATTTGATGAGGCAGCTTCCCTGCTGCCATGATGCGAAATTTTTACGTGCTGTCCCTAGCCACATCTATTTGGTTTAATTGTAACACTCAAATAATATGTGTTCAAGTTTAAACAATATGTGATATTTACCTTTTTGCGATGGGTTCAGGCCAACAACGACAATTCCAATGGAGCTTGCGGAATGCTGACAGGAGAATGATCTTCCCTTCTTTCTTTCGGCAATCAGCGCACACTTTGGCATCGCCCCATGTCCGCCAAATGCCATACTTGAATCCTGCTGCCTGTTCAGCCTCAAGCAGAATCGCTTCCACGACATCATCCGCAGTCTGTTCAAACTGTTTGGCGAAGTACTTCATCGCCAGCTCTATCTGCTTCTTGCGCTCCGAGGATGTCCGACAGGACTCCAATGCTTCGAACAGCCGTGACCGCTTTCTGTCCGCCTCATCGTAATACTTATAATGCGTAACAGGATCCGGCGTACTTAGCCAGCCCATAAGCCACATATCGACCAGAAAGTCATCATCGCCTGTCAGCCACTTGTGCGTCCGCTTCGCTGTCTCCTTCAGGCACTCCACGGACATGGCGATAACATCCTCATAACAGGCATTTACGGCGTACAAACCGTTTATCTCATCAAAGGCCAAGAGGCTCTGGTTCAGCCTCTTAAACCTCCTCAGAATGCGCTTCAGATAGACACGTACAAGCCTGTCACGGATCTCATATACATTACTGTCTTTCGTCAGCTTTCTCATACCACTCATGCCTCAATATGGCTTGTCTCGTCCATCGGGGATGGAGTCTCTGGCTCCTCGTTGTTCGCATCTGCCAGAGCATCAATATCTTCCCTCTCTCTGGACTCTGCCCAAGCTTTTGCCAACAAATATTCATGATGCGGATCAGCGCACATGTTGCTGTGGGCGTATGCGAATTCCGGCGTAATCCAATCAGAGGACAGCATCGAAATCAGATTTGTCACATTCGCAGAGTCGTTTGTGTAATTCCTTCTGGGGAATCTGATATCGACATCGACAGGGAAGAGGTTTGTTCCGCCCAGGGTGTTCGACAGCACGATCATCAGATTCAGGAACCGCCTCTCCGACTTCTTGAAGTAATTCTCACGGATCCTTGCCCTTGCCTCTGCCTCAGAAAATCCGTTTCTCAGAATAACAGCGGAACCAGTATCCGAGGTGGATGTTCCGCCCATGTTGCGGTTCGGCATTCCGACAATCGTCAGGATCTGGTCGTACATGGACTGTACAAGAACTTCTGTCTGCTCCTGATTCAGTTCCTGTGCAAGGTAGTACGCTCTGGAGTTCTGCGGAATCATCATTCCGCCGACTTCCTTCACCTGTTGCATGAAGTCCGCTTCCGCTTCCGCCTGAGTCTGTGTGGAGTCATGCTCAATCTGCATTCCTTCCAAACAGAGGATAGCCTGGATAAACTGCTCAACGCCGTCAACACGGTTCGACATGACGGTATTGACGCTGTTCAGAAGGGGAATTACCTGCTCAAAGTCACCGATCCGTGCCTCGTTCGCCGGATACTCGATGATCGGGATCATGCCAAGCGCATGGGGACCAGACTTCGTGATTTCATCGGACATATCATTACCGTCCTCGTCCAGTACATAGAAGTCCGTTGCAGTGTAGCAATAATACAGAACCGTATCATCATTCAGCGTCACGGAAGTGAATGCCATCATGGGCTTATGTCCCATCTTACTGGAGTAAACCACCTCAGTATTCCGGGGGTCGAGTGTGTAGATGGCAAACGGAGATTCGCCTTCCAGAGTCTCCTCTTTAGGCAGGATCATGCGGAATGCCCTTCCGCAGATGGACTGCCATTCTGCCACCTCAAGGTCGGAGGTTTCCTTGTCCTCTAACATGCAGTACCGAGTCAGCGTATCAAGGTCACTGTTCTCGATGCCTTCCTCGTTGTCATTGGACGCTGCGTCTATGTACTGGATAGGTGCGGATAGAAGGTAGCCGACCTTGAAATTTACGATCTCCGCAGCACGGTTCACCACGACCTTGTTATTCACATTGTCGTTGTAGGTTTTTTCTCTGGTGTTGATAGGCTGATCGCCCTTGTAGTATTCATACAGATAATTGATATCCGTACTGTTCTGCTCATGGTCATCAATAGCTTCCGCAAGGACATCTCCTATGTTGGAAGAATCGATTTCCAGGACATCGGTGTACACGACAGTTCTGCCGTAAAGGTCTTCACGTAACTGAGCCATCAGAATGCCCTCCTAAATGTGTGGACGAAGTTGTTTTGATATCTAAACACCATGGATGCTGCCATTGCCAGACTGTCGGGAGCATCATCGTGTTTGTTCCGTTTCATGATCGTAAACGAGAACACATTATCCATGAATTGCTGGTAGTGCTTCGGCCTCTGTCCATGCTCAAGGAACACAAACGATTCCCTGATTTCCGGCGCACGATCAAAAATCCTCTGCTCTTTGCTGACATTATTCGGCGCAGGTTTTGTCAGCACCGTGCAATAGATGTTGTTCTGCCTCATGAATGCCTGCAGTTCGTCCGCATATCCCTCAGTCATCTTGTTTGCTTCGATTTGCATCGTGGAGACTTTATATTTCTGGACGGCTTTCGCAAGAGCCGGTATCGACTCCCTCTTGTCACCGTCCGTGTATACGACATCCACCACGTATACCGTGTCTTCGTACTGGTAGCACACCGGAGCCGCCGTGAAGTCAGAACCACCGAATGCCGGGTCAACCGCCATGAATCTCCTGTCCGGCTCCTTGTCCTTAGGCAGCATTCCGTTGTAGAAACGCATATCTCCCGATGCAAACAGACTACCTTCTCTTTCTATCGGCTGCTGCTGATACACGGCATTCCATGAAGCCATGTCGTTGTTCCGCTCATATCCGGCACGGATGCCCTGGAAGGTCTGCGTGTCAAATCCGATACCGTACTTCCAGTTAAAGTTGCTCTCATCATGCTCGTCCAGAGCAGGCAGCAGAATCTCTCTCCACCTGACATGGGACAGCTTTGACTCTTCCTTGAGCATCTCAACACGACAGCCAATCGGGTCGATCAGCGACCACCGTGTACCGATCCAAAGCTTCTTGGAGCCTTGTTTTGCTCTGGAGAGCAGGTCCGTCTGCGTCCTTGCCCATAATTTCACCATGACATCTTTGTTGATGGCCTGCTCCAAGCCCTTGCAGAGGTCATCAGCTATCAGGATGTTGTCACAGTCACAGGCTCCGTTCAGTGTACCTTCTATGGAACGGCAGGTAATAGACGGATACCTCGTCTTGCGCAGGCAGTTCACCGTCTGGTCGGCAGCGTTTACCTTCACCACAGGACTATTCGGGAACACCCTGTCCCAATGGTAGGTGTACGGATCCCTGACGATTTCCAGAAGTCCCAGATAAAACTGTTTCGTGACCGTGTCAGACATCGAAGAGTACAGACAGGAACCGTCTGGGTGCTTGCCTATCTCCCATGTTACGAAGAAATCCATCAGGGTGGTCTTCCCGACTCTGGGTGGCATCGAGAGGAATACCTCGTCCAGCTCACCGTCTTCCAGATCCTGCATCGCCTGAACCACAGGGCGTAGTGTCTTCATCCGAGGCTGATAGAATTTCTCCTCCGGCGGTCTGTCTATCTCGCAGTAGAGCATGTACTGTTCAAAGTCCCACGGAGCCTCCAGTAGCAGACTCTGGGAATACGCTTCGTACAGATCAAGCACCGGTCCGCCGTCTTTCATGTCAGCACGTATCCGGCCTTGCATCTGGCGGTTCATATCATGGAGATCCCGCATCATTTCTGTCCAATTAGACTTCCTCGACTCCGCAGAATAATCCGACTCAATACCACGGACTCTCTGATCATTCTGGAAGTTCTCGACAGCAGACAGGAAATCGAAATATCCCTGGGCATCCTTTGCCGAATTGAAAATCTTTTCTGCCAGCTTGTATGCCGATGTCACTTCTTCAGATGTGCGCTCTCCCCAATTAGGGGCGGGTCCCTTTCGCCTCATTCGATATCCACCACCGTACTGTACTTCTGCTCCAGAGCCTTCTGGTCTACGCCCTTCTCAATCGTCTCCGACCTCGTTGTGACCTCACTGGCATTCTTATAGCCGAGCCAGTTGTTCATCAGGTAGATAGCTGCCACAGGCATTACCTGACCGTCCAGAACCATGCCGGACAGAATCTCATCCATCATGGCGATGCCTCTGCCAAGCTCCTGCGCAGCCTCTCTGGTCATGCGCCGGTCAGACATGGCATTCATCAGTCCTGTCCTGGTCAACCCGAATGCCAGGGCAAGTCCGGGGATGTTCGGCCTGACACCGTCCGTCACGCAGAGCTGGAAATAGAAGTTCACCCTGTCACGAATCTCCTCCGGGTCCGACAGCGCAATCTTCGGCAGCTCAGACAGCCTCTTGGCATGGATGATGTAATTGGCATTCTTGCTCCGCCTGTCCTTGTCCACGGCATTCGCCACGGAAGCCTCAAACGGATCATCCGCAGTGAAAGCCTTCTTCCTGACAGCCGTATGCGCCCGGTACTCCGGTCCCTTCTCTGCGACCCTCCGAGCCTCCTTCGCCAGAATCTCCCTTCTGCGCTCACGCTCCTGCGCATCCTTCATGGCAGCCTCTTCGGACCGGGCAAGCTCTTCTCTCTGCCTCTGCTCTTCCTGGGCCTTGCGCTCCTTCTGGATGCGCCTGCCCTCTGCGACCTCATCGAGCGGAGCCTCTTCCTTCCTGATGAACAGATATCCTCCGTCCTTCAGTTCCAGAGTGTGCGCCGGACTACATTCAGGGTGCAGTTCGCAGTACGCCCTCCATTCGTAGATATTCGGATGCCAGAAAGGATCACTTTGCTTCGCCTTTGCCATCGCCACTCCCATTTAAAACGCCAACGACTCCGTCCATGATGCCGGAGATCAGTTCACCGACAATCTGGCTGCCCCTGCGGACACCGACCATGTATCCCAGATTCATGCCAACGACCATACCAACCAATACATAGAGCCACCAGTCCATAACCTACCCACCTCCTTTGTGAGTAATTGTAACATATATCGTTTGTGATGTCACAAATTCTTGTAGTTGCACCGATCAGTGGATGCCTGCCAAGACGCAGACGCTCCCTCTCAAAAATCCTCAAAATTGCTAACTTGTTCAAATCCAGAAGGGGTGAGCCACTGAGCCACCATTTTTCCGGTAAAGGTGTATCTGTAGAGAGCATAGTGTAAATGTATATATACTTTTTTTCTTTATATATATATGTCTATTTCTATAACTGGTTCAATTGGCTCAGAAAGTCTGCAAACCCTTGTAGTTACTGCGTTTCCGAGTGAGCCACTTTTTCGTTTTTACCGGCTCATTGCACCAGTTATTTGGTTCGGGCAGCCATGCTCTGCCCAGAAACCGTACAAATTTTTCCGTACATTTTTCGCCCTCATTCTGCCCATTCTGCCCTGAACCACTTTCCACCCTTTTTCACTGGTTCACTTTTTCGCCCTTTTTCACCCTTTCCATCTTGAACAAGTTGCTCGTTTTTGCCCCTCTTCCCCCCTTCCCTTTTCACTCCGCACAGACGCTCCTCGCCTTGTCAGTATCCCTGTTTCCATCACAGAAGAGACCTTTTTGCGAAAAAGTTGGTCGGAGGGGTAACTTGCGCCACCCGGGGATCCTGGCATCCCCCTACCCACTGGGTAGGTAGGTTTATCGGTCGGATTTGGTGGCGGTTCGGTTGGAATCCTATTTTGGGAATCTAACCCCAAAGAAAAACAGGGGTTGTTTAGTGGTACTCATGCAGACACTCATGCAGTGAAAACCGGACCGGCGGCAAGGATCCGGGTAACACTGGCAATATGCACAATTTAGAGATGTGGTATTTGTGCAGTGTTCACAAACATCAAAAATATTCCAAAAATCGAACACGTGTTCCTTGTAATCTAGACTCATTCTGCTAAGATAGACTCAGCAACAGGGAAACACACCACTTGTTCAAATGGGTTTGAACAAGTTCTATGAAAGTGAGGTTATCTTATGAACATGAATTCAGTCATGCAGGCAAGACGCGCTGAGCGTTCCCGTCTTATGTCACTTGTGGTTCTCACATGGTACGCGGCAGTCCTGGCAGGTGCGCAGGTACTGTCAATGGTGCAGAAGATCCGTTTCCAGTCCGGGAACAAAAAACTCGCAGCGGATGACGCGATCGCGTTCATCATCTTCTCACTTCCGGCAGTTCTCACATGTCCGGGTGCGACGGTGGAATGCATGCGGAACTGTTACGCGAGACGTGACGAACGTTTCACAAGTGTGAGAAGTTCCCGCATCATCAATTATCTGATCAGCAAGCGCGACAATTTCGAAACGATTCTAGAGAACGCTATCAGGAATCAGATTTACACCCGCAAGGGAACATTGAGAAAACGCTATCAGGGTAAAGAGATCGTATTCAGGATTCATGAATCAGGCGACTTTTATAGCGATCGTTACATGCTGGCATGGTTCCACGTTGCGGCGAGATTTCCGGAGATTACGTTCTTCACCTATACAAAGTCGTTCAAGATGTATGAAAGATGCATGAGTGAACGTCCGGCAAACTTTGAAGTCCGTGCAAGTGTATGGTCCGATACCACGCCGGAAGAAATCGGAACGATTGCACGCTGCGGCATGTCAATCTATACGGCCTATGATGCGGCCGGCGTCCAGCAGGCAATTGATAACGGGGCCACAAGATGCACCTGCGAAAGCTGCACAAAATGTGGATGTGCCTGCGCAAGACATGAGAACAGGGAGATTGTAACCGAGATCCATTGACACTGAACCAGGGCCGGTTCCGGCCGGCCCATATGAACCCGGAACCATACCAACAGGAGGGATAGAACATGGCAGACAAGATCTTAGACGCGGCTATTGAGTATTGCCGCATGAACGCAGGCAAGACGGCCACAGACGGCCGGACGGATGTATCCGGCATCATCAATGACGCGGCGAACATATACGCCGGATCCTATGAAGAGTACCTGACGATATGGGCAGCACTCGAGAAGCTGTTCCAGTGATGAGA